ATGTTTCTCTACAGTAACCTGATCCAAATTGTGATTTAAAATCTTTATCTATCTCAAAATCATCTAAAGAAGTTATATTGTGTTCTCGCATTAGATAGGAAATGAAATGTGCATATTGTTGATAATTTTTAAATTCTTCTGATACCATAGTGCCGTAATAGGTTTTTGATATTTTATCAATAAAGCATCTAGCAAGCATAGCACTCCATCTTGAATAAATAGTATCTTTTACTTCAATACCATTTCTACATGTAGATACTGTATATGGTCCAATCCCTATACAACCTACGCCATGCACAGACGGGCTAAATGGATGTCTAATTGTTTTTTTCTTAACTGATCTAATAGTTGTATTTATTATAACTCCTTTTATGTTGCCAACAACATTATCTGATTCAATTAGTATATCAACATGCTTGTTATCTGTTTGCATTATTATAGTACATAATGCACCATCTGTTGTTTTAAATGAATAGCCAGAAGCTAGATAGAATTTCTTATTTATCCATTTTAAATTAGCTGCATTTAAATTAGCTAGGTCATTATCCAAATAATTGATATCATGCAAATTATCTGGATTATCCACAAAAGCTTTTGCAACTAAATATGCTACATCGAATGTTAATCGCATTCCTGCTTTATTTAATCGGATCTGTATGTTATGGTTATCTGATTGTTGTTTAATGGGAGTCACTATTTTTAATACCGACTTATCTACGCATTTTCCTCGAATATGATTATCGTAATACTTTACAGTAAAGTGACTATATAGCACGCCACTATTACTAATGCTATATTCTGGAAAACCCAAGAAATCTAAATTCTTTATTAATTCTGACATTTATTATCTCCAGTGTGGATTACATATCATATACTCTGGAGATAATAAATCCATAATTACTATTTTTTTACAATATACTCCGCCTTTATTTGTTTATTTTCATCCATCCAATATGGAAAGTATAGCCCTTTTCTGATGCGGAGCAGGTCCATTGTAGATAAGAATGGTACTGGGTGTTGATCATTGTCAATTGTCCACCATCCACGCGAGCTAAGCAATAGATCCCAATCATAACCCATAGCAATCAGATCAGTATAGAGCTCTTTTGGTGTACACAGTAGTTCAGATTCATCACCACGCCACAATTGATCCATTTGACACATCTCAGATAAGATATTCAATGCTCGACGTAATTTTGGATCAGTATCTATCTTACCACGAACTGTAGTGCGCGATAGCTTCACATCTGGGTACAATACCAGTGAATAGTTTTGTACATTACCATCTAAACCATAGCGACCCATTTCCTTAATGTGATGGAACTCAGTCAAGCTAGGTAACACGCCTTCTGTTTGAGAAACTACCAGAACTAAAGCCATACCACTGACTCCTGATTTACTACGTAAGTTACGTAGATTTACAGTATTCAGATCTGTATCATATTTAGTCTTATCATCAGAATCACGAGGATACAACGGACCATCACCGTCTGCTTGCATCAGCGGAGTAGAATTGTAACAATGCCAGCAGTTATGAACAACAAATGTAAACTTATCGGTCACGCCTTTGATCTTATCACCATTCTTTAAATGCTTCAGTTTCTGAATAGGCATCTCACGACCACCTCCACCAGACTGCATAGATGATTCTTTACCAAGATGTGCCGTCATCAACATGTAATTGTAAGATCCAGCATTCAGCTTTGGTGCTTCCATCAGAAAACGCATCTTAGCTAAACCTTGGCGCATGTGAAGAGTGTTAGCACCAGACTCGCCTAGCTCATTGTCATCCTGCATCTTAGCGACGTCATCTGTCTCGAACTCAGTGAAGCTATCCATCTCATTGAATGTAGGTCGTAACATCATAAGAGGACCAGTGTGTTCACGATTCCAGAACGGAGTAACTACAGAATACTTAGCTGCATTCTTAATCTTATCTTCAATGTATAATTTAAATACTTCATACCACTTATTACCGCTATAAATAGTTTTATCAGTAATAACCCAACGACCTGTTTGAAGAATATCTTCTTCAGCAAATTCTTCATTACGTGCAATAGTTTGTGCTAAATGCCATTCGTGCACGTTTACCTCAGTATCGTACGTGCTACCAAATGAACCAGGTATACGTGACATCGCAGTAAATGACATATAGTGCATCACCGTGCTCTTAAAGTTATTACCAATACCAACGATACCTGTCAGTGCAGCTAAGCCGCCATTAAGAATCATTTCGCCATGACGACCTTCAATATATGTTCCTGTTGGAATATCTAACAGAGCACCAATATTGAGCATTATTTTTACCTGAGGACAGGGTGTAAATGGTGAGTTATATTCCATGATCTCTCTACAGTAAATTGGTTAATTAAGAATGCGTGTCTTCTTCACTTACTACTGCTAACTTAGTACGGGATTCGAAGAACTCTTTTTCCAAACAATGAATAACGTTGTCGATTAATACCAAATAATCACCTTCTTTCGGATCATGCATCGATAGAAACAATGGCATTACTTGAACAGAAGGTTGATCAGTATCAGTGAAATCAATCGTTGTCATTTTGATACCAATGTCATTAGCAACTGGTTCGCTAATACTCTTAATCTGGAGAGCATTCACGGTCTTACTGAAACTATAAGCAGGCCATTGCAAAGGCTCAAGCTTTGTTGGGATAACGATATCTGAACCATCTGGAATAGTAACATTTGATATTTGTTGTTCTTGCATGATTTTTCCTTCAAAATAAGTTGAGGTGGATTCTACAAACTATTTGTATAGTAGGTTTATTTTTATAGTTTTGTGGAGGATGAATTTCTACATATATTATGTAGATATACATAATTAACTATTAAGGGGTTGTAATGAATACTAAAGAACAGCCCTTTAAGAAAGGGTATAAGTTTGAAATATATCCAAATATAGAGCAAAAAGAATTATTAGAAAATACTTTTGGATGCTGTAGATTTGTTTGGAATAAAGCTCTAGACAATGCTAAAAAAGAATATGAATTCTTTTTAGCTCATAAAGATTTAAATCCTAGTAATATAATTTTAAAACCTAACCTATCTGGGTATGAATTTGTAAACAGATTAATAAAGTATAAATCTGATCCAGAAACTCAATGGTTAAATGATGTAAATTCAGTAGCTTTACAGCAAACTATGTTACATTTAGGTACAGCATTTAGTATATTCTTTAAAAATCGTAAAGGTTATCCGGCATTTAAAAAGAAACATAATAGACAATCATTTTCACTAATGACTAATTCTTTTAGATTTAAAGGAGAGCAGTTATTTATAGCTAAATCTAAAGATCCATTAATAGTAGGATTTTCTCGTAAGTTACCTTCTCAACCTTCTAGTGCCACTATTAGTAAGTCTCCTACTGGTAGGTATTATATTAGTTTTATATGTGAATACATTCCTACTAAAACTAATGGAAAAGGTAAAATAGGTATAGATTTAGGATTAAAAGACTTCTTAGTTACTTCTGATGGTATTAAAATACCTAATCCCAAGCATCTTAAGAAACATGAGAAAAGATTAAAACGATTACAGCAATCTCTATCTAAGAAACGCAAAGGATCTAAAAGTAGAAATAAAGCTAGAATCAAAGTAGCAAAGCAGTATGAAGTAGTTAGTAATTGCCGTAATGATTTTCAACATAAGCTTTCTAGAATCTTAGTAAACGAAAACCAAGTCATAGGTCTAGAAAAACTAATAGTGAAAAATATGGTAAAGAATAGGAAATTATCTAAAGCTATTTCCGATGTAGCATGGGGTAGCTTCACATCTAAATTAAATTACAAAGCTAAAGAATCTCAAAATTGTAAATTAGTTTATATGGATTGTTGGTATCCTAGTAGCCATATTTGTAATGTAGACCATATTCAATTAGATAGGAAACTATCTCTATCTGAAAGAACTTGGAAGTGTCCTCATTGTAACACTATTCACGATAGAGATATTAATGCTGCTATTAATATTAGGAATGAGGCTATACTTACAATAGAGTTGTTCCAATTACAAACAAAAGCAGGGCATGTTACGTTTTTAGCTAACAGACCACATTAAATAAACAAACACCGTAATGAACTACGGGGTCAGTCCATGGAGAGCTCTTACGCAGTCAGGTATCTCGATGAAGTGGAAAGTCTAATCGTGAGGTTAGATACAGAATCCTCGTACTTTTAAGTCGAGGTAGTTCAAAGTTTGCAATTTAACTTTACACATATTGTGACCGTATCCGTAAAGTCAATAACCAACATTACAAGGGAATGAGCATATGAACCACCTGCGTATTAAAATTGAACGTATCGCTCTGGAGTCCTTTTCTGGTGCAGATATCAAACAACTACTTACTAATGCAATTCCGTCTGCACTAAGTGACGTAAAAGATTTCTTTGGTAAGTTTACTAATACAGCTGCTGCAATTGTATTAGGTTTCAATCCAGCATCCTTCTTTAAAGAAGTAAGTAAACACCCTTACTTGGATATATCACCATTAGCAGCATTTGTTCCAGAAGGCTTGGACACTACATTCCTTGAGTATTCTCATAAGCTTTTGCCTGCTACTGAGCATGCTACTGGGATCATAACAAATGTACTGTCAGCTTACACTGTATTTCTGAGTCAACTCATTAACAATAGTGATTTTAAATACTCAGCAAACTCATTTGAGAAGGTATACAAAGACCTAGCTCTGGAGCGTGTGCGTTTCAATGCTGACATCGGACACTGTTTCAAGAAAGGTTCTACTAAAACTGAAGTAAGTATCGGTGACGTAGTGAAACGTAATAATGATTGGCAACAAGTATTCAGTGAAGCAGAACACCTACTTAAAATG